CCTTTAGGTTTCTTTAATAACGCTCAGTTTGGTGGTGGAACTCAAGAAGATACTTACGCATCAACAAATACGACTATATCTCATAATTTTGATGGAAGCACAGTTGATATTGTTATTGTAGAACCTAGTGCTGGTATTGTTGAACAGCCATCGTGGGCTCAAGCACATCCAGATTTCAAAGACTCATCTAATAATTTTAGATTTGTTGCTGTTGATTGGAGTGATTATGATTCAGGAGTAACTAACGTAAGAAATAATCAAGTCACAAATGGTTGGACAGACCTTGGTAAACACGCACTTGCATCCGCATCAGTTGCAGCAGGTACTTATTGTGGTTGGGCAAAAAACGCAAACCTTTATTATGCTGATACGACTTATGATAGTTACCTTTCAATATATTCCGCAATTTATGCATGGCACCAAGCAAAACCGGTCAACCCAGATACAGGAAAAAGAAACGCTACTATCGTAAACAATTCTTGGGGTTTTTATGCTGATAGAAGAGCCGAAAATATTATACCTATCGAAGAAATTTCTTCTTTTAACGCATTTGATGATGATGGAAATCAAACAACAGTAACTAGACCAGGTGGTGGTTGGGGAAGTGATTACTCAGATTTCGTAGACAACGGATTCAACGTTGTTAACACAACTGGTGCTAATGGAACTGATAAGTGGGGAATCGCAACTTTTCGTTCAAACACTTCTAGAGACGCAACATGGGATTTTATTTTAGATTACTTTAATTCTATTGAAGGTTGCTATCAATTCTTCTCAGCTGGTAATACTCCAGTTGTTTTTGCAAGAACAGACCAGCCTCAGTATAATAATCAAATCTTTTTAGATGCAAATTATTTTTACTATGACTTAAACGAATTCAACAATAATAAAGTTACGGCAACCGAAAATACTTATGCACCTGTAACTGGTACAGAATATACTCATAGGTGTGAGTTCATCGGCCATCGATATTCATTTTATGTTTCAACATATCAATTCAGTACAACAAACCCAATGATAGAGTCTTATCCCGCAAGAGGTCCGGCGATTGATGCATTAGGACAAGGAAGAGGTTCATGGTGTGCTGCAAGTAGTTATAATCTTAAAACTGACTCAAATGGATTTCAATGGGGAACATTTTCGGGAACTTCAGCTGGATGCCCAAATGTAGTTGGTGCAGTTGCATTAATGCTTGACCATTATTATTATGGAGAAGGTGGAGCGTCTTGGCCAACGATTGCAGAATTAAGAACTATGATAAGAAGTACTTTCTCTCAACACCCTCTTCAATTAGTAGAAGATTTAGGAAAAGACAGAGATGGTAATGCAGTAAGTAAAACCGCTTTTCCTGCTGCAGGTACAGAAATGTGGAACCACAGGTTACAAGGTTCTTATTTCCAAAACCAAACTATGACTCAGCGCACGACGATAACTGAAAGAGTACAAGACAGAAACACTTATAACGATAACTATGTTCTTACTGTAGGAAATAGTGGAAGCACAAGTTATACTTTTACAGGAACTGCTGGGCCAAATACATTTAGTGCTAGTAATGACCCAATGATAGTTATAAGAAAAGGTGACACACTAACTTTTAACATATCAACAAGTGGGCATCCTCTCTACATTAAACAATACGATGGTGAAATTGGTATTGTACAAGGAAGTACGGGCGGCTATAGTAATGGTGTAACAAATAATGGCGCTTCATCAGGATTCATTGTTTGGAATACAAATACTGCAGACACTGGTATCTATTATTATATTTGTTCGAACCACGCTGCAATGGGTAATTATATTGTCGTATTAAGTGAAGATGAGGAATATTATCAAGGTACTGGAATCATGGGCACCACTCCGAATACAAGAGTTTGGTTACCTTGGTCAATAAGAAATGGAACAGTAGGAAAAACAAAACAACCGAGAAGTATAACTTATACTTCTAGACCTTCAACAGGACAAACATATCCTAGAAGGAAAATCAGAGTAGCTTAGGCAATGAAGATAAATAAAACTAACAATTCAAATTTTTTAATGAGCTCATAAAATGCCAGAGATATTAAGTAATAGTTTCAAAACAGACATCACAAGATTGTTTATTGACGATATTGCCAATAACAATTATTTCTTGTATGTGTCTGGTATTGATTCTTTTGACCCAGTAGATTCTCAGAAATCCAAAAACGAATTTTTGGAGCGTACTCTATTCGGTAAAAAAATAGAAATCAATGACATTCATTTTATGATTAAATATTATCCTTGGCAGGTAGGTCAAGTATATGTTGAATATGATGACCAAGTCGATTTAACAGACCAAAGATTTTATGCGGTTGTTGGACCTAACGATAACGAAACTGGTGATTATCGTGTTTATAAGTGTTTAAATAATAATAGTGGTGCTGCAGTTACTTCACCTCCTAATTATAACCCAACAACTACAAACCAAGTTTATGAAACAGCAGACGGATATGTTTGGAAATTTATGTATGTTATTAGTGACTTACAATTCGAAGCATATAACGCTTTAGGTTATGTTCCTATTATTGGAACATTCAATACGAATCCACCATACGGAGGTGGTTCAAGAGTTTCAGACATAGTAGTAGAAAATAATTTAGATAATTCTGGATATGTAAAAGAAAGTGGTGGTTTAATTTCTTCACCATTTACAAGCGGAACTATGTTAGTTGACCCATTTACTACATGGAGTCCTATTACAAACTATTATGTCGGCCAAAACATTTACACACTTAATGCTAATGGTGTTGCAAACTTATTTACGATTAATTATTATAATTTTAATACAACTACAGGTAATGCAGAAATACGTGTAGGTAATGAATTAATTTATGGTAAGAAAACAATTAATGTTGAAGGAGTAACAACAACAAATCCAGTTGTTGTAACAGCAACTGCTCACGGATTAGTTGATGGAACACAAATAAGATTTAGCAATGTAGGTGGAACAACAGAATTAAATAGTGGTGTTACATATTACGCAGTAAAAATTAGTGATGACACATTCTCTTTGAAAGTTGATAGAAACTTAACTTCAAATTTAGATGGTAGTGCATTTACAGCATACACATCTGGTGGAACTTTTACCGCCGAAAGAGATGCAGTGGCAGCAGGGGTTGCAAGTAACGCATCATTCACAATATTCCCAAGAGTTAAAGTCACTGGGGACGGAAATGGTGCAGTCGCAATTCCAGAAATTGTAGACAATAGAATAAGTAGAGTTACAGTTTTAGAACAGGGTAGTGGTTATAGAAACGCTTTCTGTGAAGTTGTAGACCCTGCGTTTGACTTTGACCCAGAAGATACGACAACAACTGATGTTCGTGCAACGGTTAGACCAAGATTATCACCAGACAGTGGACATGGATATAATTTACTAGATGAGTTTAGATGTAAACACTTTAGTTTTTATGCTTATATTTCTGCTGATGATAATACAAGAATTGGAGATACGAATACTTACTCAGGTGTAGGTATTGTTCGCTCACCTTCATTTGCAAGTTCTGTACCAACTGTTTTCGATAATAGAATTTCAGTCACGACAAATGATATAGATAGATTAACAGCGAATAGTACTGTTACTCAAGTAAACTCAGATAATGAGATTACTTTTTCTGGGAAAGTACACGAAGTTGACGCATCTGCAAACACATTCTATATTGCGGAATATATGGGACCATACCAAAACAACGCAGATACAGGACAAGGAGATACTTCACTAGATTTAACATTACCATTTAGGAATGAAGCTGGACAGACAATCACTATAAATAGTCCAGTAATAGATAATGTAGTGACATCAGATTATACTCAAAGAACCGGAGAGGTTTATTTTATGGAAGACTTCTTCCCATTATCAAGAACAGAGCTCTCTAGAGAAGAATTTAAGTTTGTCTTGGAATTTTAAACAGGAAAGTAATACGATATGCCTATTAATACGAACCTAAACCAATCACCATATTTCGATGATTTCGATATCGAAAATCAATATTATCGTGTGCTCTTTAAGCCTGGGTTCGCTGTACAGGCAAGGGAATTAACGCAATTACAATCTATGCTCCAAAATCAGGTGGAGCAATTCGGAGATAATATCTTTAAAGAAGGTAGTATCGTAAAAGGTTGTTCATTTACAAACTTAGATGATTTAAGATTTGTTAAGCTTATCGATGTCGTAGGATTTGACCCAACTAGTTATATTAGTAGAAGAGTTATTGAAAACTCAGTACAAACAGGTGGACAAGATTTAGAACTTGATTATATTTACGAAGTTACTGGTGCAAACTCTGGGTTGAAAGCACAAATCATTTCAGCTGCAAGAGGTTTCGAAACAAGACCACCTGATTTAAATACTTTCTTTATTAACTATCTTGCACCTACTGACCCAGCAACTACAGATACAGAATTTAGAGCAGGTGAACCATTAACTGTTGTATTGAAGAAATACAAAGTCGGTGTCACCAATACAGTATTCGCAGAAGAGACACAATCAATTCCTGGTTTAGCAGTAACATCTCTTTCAAACCATGTTGGTAAATCATTCGGTATTCAATCTTCGCCGGGTGTTGTTTTCCAAAAAGGACATTTCTTATTCGCTGCTGACCAAGTACTTGTTATTTCAAAATATAATAATTTACCTGATGGTGTTTCAGTAGGTTATTCTGTACAAGAAAAACAAGTTAACGCACTACAAGACAACGATTTATATGACAACGCAAATGGTTCATCTAACGAGAATGCACCAGGCGCAGACAGACTTCAATTAATTCCAACACTTACAGTATTACCAACAACTGATGCAAATACTGACTCAGCGTTCTTTACACTTATTCGATATCAAAACGGAAACGCTATTACACTAAGAGACGTTTCTCAATATAACGTATTAGGTGAAGAACTTGCAAGACGTACTTTTGAAGAGTCTGGTAACTATGTACTGAAACAATTCCCAGTTGCTACAGATGATAGAGATGGAGATGTTAATGTATTATTAGGAACAGGTACAGCATATGTTAAAGGATTTAGAGTTGAGAATTCTGGTGAAAGGTCGTTTGTAGTTGACCAAATCACACAAACAGAAGTTCAAAATAATAACTCAGTATCTTTTGATTATGGAAACTATGTAGATGTAACAGCATTCACTGGTACACTTGATATCGATTGGACTCCTGTAAATTTACAAGATAGTGGTGGTAGTAATATCGGTACAGCAATTGCGATTAACGCATCACCAACAAGAGTTTATTTAACTGCAGTTACATTCACCGGTTCAAATAAAGCTGCTGACTTAGCGAGAATCAGTGATGGTTCTGGATTCTTAGAAGTAGGAAATAGATTACACGAAACAGCAAGAAAATCTTTATTGTTCGACACAGGAATGAAGAGTTTATTCGCTACATCAGATACACTACTTCCTGTAAGAGAAAAAATTGCAGCAACACATAATGCGAATGTTATTACATTAACAGCAAATCCTGGTGAAGACTTTGATGTTCAACAAGATGATATATTAGTTGTTGATGGTTCTAATACACAAATTCCAGTTACTGGTACATTAAAAACTTTAAACAATAGTCAACTTGACATTTATTTAGATGCTTCTGCAAACTCAGCTACTAACGTCACACTCTATTATAATAAGAGATTAGTTGGTGCTGGTTCTAATGGTGTTGAACCATATAATAAGACAGTTGCAGAACCTTATATTAAAGTTAACTTTACAAGTGCAACAACACAATATAGTTTAGGTTTCCCAGATGTATTTGATATTACAGAAGTAAAAGACGCTTCTGGTAATGATTTTACAAGTAGTTTCAAACTTGTTAATAACCAAAAAGATACTTACTACGATATTTCATACATGGAATATATTCAAGGAAGACCAGTTCCTGCAAATGGTGTATTAACCATTAAACTTAAGGTATTCCAATTAAGTACATCATCTGGAGAGTATTTCTTTACAATTAATAGTTATCCTAATTCATTAGATGCTTATGACATTCCAGTGTACGTATCTCAATCAGGCAACCGTTTTAATTTAAGAGAATGTTTTGACTTTAGACCTTATCTTAATAAAGACGCATCTGCAGACTATTCTGCAGTGACTGAAGGTGCGGCACCAACAATTACAACAGCGGTTGGAGCTCATTCACTTGATTGGAGCACTTATGGTCCTGCACTTATTCCTGCACGTTCAGCTAGTGCAACAACAGACATTGAATATTATTTAAGTAGAATCGATGTTATTGTCGCAGACTCTTATGGTGAAATTAGTTTAATTAAAGGTAAAGAAGAAAAATTACCAGCACCTCCTCGAGTTGAATCTGAAAAACTCGTTATTGCTGAAGTCACAGTTCCAGGATTCCCTGCATTAAGTTCAGCTGGTGCGAATACTGCGAAGAAGAGAGAATACGCAGTTAAAGCACGTTCAACAGGAATTAAAAACTATACCATGAAAGACCTTCACTCGTTAGAGAAGAAGATTGATAACATGGCATATTATATTTCATTAAACCAATTAGAATCTGAAACTCAAAACTTATCAGTACTTGACGAAAATGGTTTAAACAGATTTAAAAATGGATTTATTGTTGACCCATTCAATGATTTATCTTTAGCAGATATTCAAAATCCAAACTTTATGGCAGCGGTTCCATTTAATCAAAAGATTTTAACACCTGCTGTTAAAACTTATGCACTCGATTTAACATACAAAACAAGTAGTAATGCTTCAATTTTCCCATCGACATCTGAAGCAAAGGCTGGAACATTATCTCGAAATCAGAACGTTGATATTATTAGTCAACCTTATGCTTCTGGTTTCCGTAATGCAGTAAGTAACTTCTACAAATATCAAGGTGATGGAATTATTTCTCCACCTTATGATGCTGCATACGATACAACAACAAATCCAGTTACTATTGACATTGATATGTCAACAGCTTTCGAAGAATTTGTCGATAACATTCAAGAGTTTTTACCACTTACTGACACAACTCAAACAGTTGAATTGCAAGAAGATAGATGGGGTTGGGGAAGAAGGTTTGGTGGAAGAGGACGTGGTGCTACTGAAGTTACAACAATCACAACAAGAACAAGTGAAATTAGTGTAAATCAGGGTTCAACTCAAGAACAATTCGTAGGAGACTTTGTATCTAACTTCTCTATGAAACCATATATGGCAGGTAGAGATATTAAAGTTTATATGTCTGGTTTACGTCCAAATATACAACACTACTTCTTCTTTGATGGTGTTGATGTAAATGCTCATGTAATTCCTGGTTCACCTGACGATTCTGCTGGTAACATTAAGCGTAATGGTAATAAAGGTGATGCAGTAACAACTGACGAAAATGGTGTACTCAGAGCGGTATTCTCATTACCACCTGAAACATTCTTTGTCGGTGATAGAGTATTAGAAATTGCTGATGTTAATTTATATAACAGTATTGAAAGTGGTTCTACATCAAGAGGTTTCGTAACTTATAGAGCATATAACTTCGCAGTTGAGAAGACTGCTTTAACAACTTCAACACGACAACCTGATTTTGATATCAACACAACGACAACAACAAGAAACGTTGCAAGAAGACCAAGAGGTCGTGACCCAATCGCTCAAACATTCTTTATTAAGAAAGGTATGGGTCAAGGTTCAAACTCTGTTTACTTATCAGAAGTTGACGTATTCTTCAAACGTGTAAGTACAACCAACGGTGTATCATTACAAGTAAGAGAAGTTGTAAATGGTTATCCATCTAATCAGATTGTTCCATTCTCAGTAGTACATAAGATTCCAACAGAATTAACAAGTGCTTCATCTGACGATGCTTCAGTCGCAACTACATTTGCTTTCGAAGCACCTGTAAGATTAGATGTAGAAAAAGAATATGCAATTGTAATTCAACCAGATGCATCTGACCCGAACTACTTAGTATACACTTCAAAAGTTGGTGGAACTGATTTAACACCAGGTGATACTCAAGGTGCTGCTATTGTACAAGACTGGGGTGATGGTGTTCTATTTAGTTCTACAAACAATAGTGCTTGGAAATCTTATCAAGACGAAGATATGAAGTTTACTTTACGTAGACACGACTTCAACCAAACAACAGGTAGTGTTACATTAACAAATAATGACCACGAATTCTTAACAGTTAATAACTTTAATGGAAGATTTAATTTAGGTGAAACAATTTACCAAGAGAAATCTTTACAAGGTTCAACTAGTGCGACAGTAAATGTACCTCTTAATTCTGCAACAATGACAGGTACAAACCTCGATGATACTTACGCGGATAATGACTTTATTCTTATTTCGAATGCAGGTAATACTGAATCTGATATTTTCAAGGTTGTAAGTGTATTGAACTCAACAACAATTACACTCGATAAGCCAGCATCCTTCGCAGTATCTAATGGCACAGGAACACCAGTTGTTGTAGGAAGGTTATCTTATTACAATAAGAATAATCCTTACGAGATGCACTTAGAAGAGTCCTCAGTAAGGTCTTCAAACATATTCTCTCCTGGATTGCCTATCGTAGGACTTGATAGTGGTAAAACTGCAGACATCGTAAGTATCGATAATATTAACTTCAGTTATGTTCAACCTCTTATTAATAGAGCAGTTGATTCAACATCGAAAACTTTACTTGGTGGAACTTTTGTACCACCTACAAATGTAAACACAACTTACACATTACCAATGGAATTCAATAATAATAATCACTTCAGTAAAGAAGGTGTGATTGTTTACAGTAAATCTAATGACCCAAATAGAAGTAAAGCTTTTGATTTAACTGTTGATTTCGATAATGGTAATAACACTACATCAACTCCTTTCTTAGATATTGAAACATCTAAGTTATTAGCATACACATACAAGATTACAAATTCATCTGCGACAACTTCGAAATATATTTCTAAAATTATTGAACTTGCTCCAGATGCAGATGCTGAAGATTTACATTTAATAGTAACAGGATATCGTCCAACGGGTTCTGATATTAAGTGTTATATTAAACCTCAAAATTCTTATGATAGTGATGTATTTGATTTAAATCCTTGGATTGAACTCGAACTCTTTGAAGGAAACGGAGTATTTTCAAGTAATTCAAATCTTAACGATTATAGAGAATTTAAGTTTAGAGTATCAGATGCAAACAAAGCAACCGGTGTATTAACATATGCAAACGCACTTGGAACTAATTTTGATGGTTTCAGAAGGTTCGCAATTAAGATTGAAATGTTATCACCTAATGTATATAACGCTCCAACGCTAAGAGATTATCGTGGAATTGCACTAACGTAGGTGACTTATGAGTGATATGAAAAGAGACAACATCGGCGCGGTAATAAACACAGACATCGAAGCTCTAAATAAATATAAGGTAGAAAGAAGTTATTATCGTAAAGTAGATAAACTTCAAAACGATATTCTCGAGATTAAAAGAAGCATCATTACAATTTACGAAAAAATAGAGAAATTGGAAACTAAAGACAATGGCTAAACCAGCACTAAGTACAATTAATACATCACAGACTTTCCAAAACTGGTTTGATAAGACCAACGAGGTTGTTAATATCTTCAGAACTGATGCAATCACAGCTTCAGGAACTGGTGATACAACAACAGGTGATGCTACATTAATTGGTGATTTCACGTCAACCAATTTAATTGCAAGTACTCTACTTCAATCTGATACAATTGCTTCACGTACGGGTGGCGCGACAATCAACTTTAATTCAGATATTAAAATCAATGGTGCTAGTCAAACAACAGCAGAATTTAATTTTGGTTCAGGTGGACAAGTAAGATTTACAGACGGAAGTCTCGCATGGGATGTTGGATTAGAAAATTCAAATCCTGGCAACTTTATAATCGATACAGGTACAGCACCTACTAAGTTTCAATTATCAACTGCAGGTACTTTATCAGTTCCAAATATTATTGTTGGTGAAGACCTGACTGTTGCAGCTGATGCTGAAGTAACAGGAACATTAACTGTAGGAACACTCTCAATTGGTGGAGGTGGTGCAGGTTTAAGTACCGATGATGTTTCTGAAGGTTCAACAAACAAATATTACACAGATGCTAGAGCAAGAGGTGCTTTCTCAGGTGGAGACGGAATCAACATCGCAAATGATGGAACAATTTCATTTGATGGAGATGGTGAACTTCAAACTTATACAGGTAATGAGTTTATTCCTACAGGTTCTAAAACCGGAAGTGGGAGTACATTCGCTAGAGCTTATATAGATGGTGCAAATAATGTCGGTGTTGGATTTGGAAGATTAAGATGTGATTGGTCAGGTAATACTTACGATGTATTAACTTGGATGCCAGCAGGTATTGATGTAAATGGTTATGGTCGTTTTGAAGATGACGTAAGAGTTACAGGTGGAGATGTTGTTGTAAGAAATAGCTCTAATGATATTGTTGCGTTTATGGACCAAAACGGCAATGGTCACTTTTCAGGTGACGTAACAACATACGGTGCTACATCAGACGAAAGATTAAAAGAAAACATCGAGCCAATTGATAATGCTTTAGCAAAAGTTTTAGAGATTAACGGATACACATTTAACTATAAAGACAATCCTGAGAAAAGATTACCTGGTGTGATTGCTCAGGAAATTGAAAAAGTTTTACCAGAAGTAGTATATAATGTTGATAATGTAAATGGTGATGAGGAAGAATATAAAGCGGTAAGATACGCACACGTTGTTCCATTGCTAATCGAGGCAATTAAAGAATTGACAGGAAAGGTAAATGATTTAGAAAATCGCTTAGCGAACGGCGATAATTCGTAATTGGTCTTATAAATAAAAAGAAAAAGGGAAGACTAATCAATGTCAAAAATTTCAGAACTAGGTTCAATTACAGGTGCTAATACCAGGTCGGAAGACCTGTTTGTTATTGTCAACCTTGTTCAAGGTGACGATGGTACCAAGAATATTACTCGTAAAGAATTAGTCGAAGCTATTCAATACGAGATTTTCTCAAGAATCACAATCACTGGAGGTACTATCTCCGGTGTTGTCATGTCAGACTCTAGACTTGATAATGTAATCATCGACAACTCAAACATTGAAGATACTGATTTTGTTCGTGGTTCTATTGATGATACAGCAATTACAGACAGTACTGCTAATAACATCACACAATCATATTCAACTTTCCAATTAGGTACAATATTCGCAACTGTAGCGAATACAATGACAATTACCGATTCTGATTTCTCAGATGGTACTGCAAACAATGTCGTTATCACAAATTCTCAGTTCAATGAAGGTACTGGTAATAATGTAGTACTTACAAATTCAACCATTGATAATTCCACATTTATTAACGGTGATGTTAATAACTCTGTTATTGAAACATCCGAGTTTAATAATGGTACAATGGATACAGTTACTGGTGTTAATTTAGACATATCTAATTCAGATATTACAACATCAGATATCACAGATTCAACAGCTAACAACTTAACGATTACAAGTTCTGAGTTTAACTCAGGAACAATGGACACTGTTACTGGTGTCGATATAACATTATCGAATTCTGAAATTAGTACAACTAATATTCAAACTTCTAATTTCTATGAAGGCAATATTAGTAACACAGTTATCGTAACATCAGAATTCAATGATGGTACATCTAATAATGTTGTTATAACAAATTCACAGTTTAATGATGGCACAGGAAATAATGTCACATTAACAAATTCAACCATTGACGATTCTTTAATTCAAGATAGCACCATCGCTAATACCTCATTTACAGGTACAATGAGTGATGTAACAGCAGTCAATATGACAATCACAAGTTCATCTGCTGATGGATTAGGTGCTAATAATTCTACATTCGAAAATGGTACAGTTTCTTCTTCAACATTCTCAGGTGGAGTCATTGACCAATCAAAACTTGTCGACTTTGACATGGAACTTACTAAAGAGTTCGAACCACCTATTGATGATGAAAGTTATTTCGCAATTCGAAATGAACAAACTGGTGAAACAGAACAAATTAACTTTGGTCAATTATTTGACGAAGTTTCTGCAAGAACAGCTCAAGCACTTAAAGTTCACGTTGACGCAGCTTCAGGAGACGATAAAAATCCGGGCACTCAATTAGCACCTGTTAGAACTCTTGAACGTGGTTGTGAACTTATGTTAGAAAAAGCGGGTGGTTCTTTTGACAGAAACGCATTGAACAACGCAGTTCATATGTCAGTTGGCCCAGGTGCTTATTATACAAAAGGTGAACTTGCAATTCCTGATGACTGTTCAGTAACTTCTACTGCAGGTCAGTATGCTACGGTTATTGAAGCACTTCCAGGTTATGAAAATAATAACTGTTGGTTAGTAGGTTCAGGTAACTATGTTCAAGGTTTCGGTTATCAAAACTGGAAGATTGACAACTTCGATTTCCCAGAAGGTGGATTCGCTATTGCTTACAGACCTGGTGCTAAGTTACTCCGTTCACCATACATCAGAGACAGTTCTCAATTATCTAACTTTAACAGGGTAGATGTTGAACCACCTCTAAACCCATATAACACCAAAGGTACACTTGACGACTTAGGTAGAGAATTTACATTAAGTAATGTTTCAAGTGTTTCTGGATTTGCGGTTGATGATGAGATTACATTCTCATCTGGTGCAGTTGGTTTCGTATCTTACGTTTCTGAACTTGCTTCTGATAATAAGATTCACGTAAGAAACTTAAAGAACAACAAAGGTTTTGCGGTTGGGGATACTATTACATCTGAATCTGGTGGTACTGCTACAATCGACGTAATTGGTATCGACGACTTCCCTAACAGATTAGTTGGAAGAGGTGGTGGATGTCTACTTGCAGATAGAAGAGTATTAGACCCAGATTCATTATATACTTACGTATTATGTTTCGGTTTCACACCTCGTTCTCAAAACGGTATGGGTTATGTTGCTAGGGATGGTGCTGGTGTAAACGGTATCGGTTCTCTATCCATCTTCGTACGATGCGCATTCTACGCATTGAACGGTGGACAAATGACATTGAACAACTCAGGTACTCAGTTCGGTGACATCTCAATGAGAGCTAAGGGTACAACTCAGTTCTTCGCACCTAAAGCAACCAATGCAACTATATTTGGTAACACAGTATTTGCTGACACTATTGAGAATGCTTATGACGATATCGTCGATGATATGGTTGACTATCTCACATCAAATACAGCGAACGGTGGATTAAATTACACAGGATACGATGCTGGTAAATGTGAAAGAGATACAAGAATTATTGTTGATGGATTAGGTTATGACGTTGCATTAGATTCTAACTACTGGGGTAGATTAGCTGGTATTACATATCGTTCACCTATCTCACAAAAAGTTGTAGGTGACCAATTAGAACAAACAGTCGCAGCAAACGAATATTTACAAGACCAGATTGAAGGTATTTTCGAAGGCTCAACAAATATTATTAATAGAGCAAATACTTCAATGCAAGAACTCTTTAATGTTCTTCAATATGGTGAAGAAAACATGAACCCAATTACATGGGTTGACGACATTTATAATCCTGAAAGAACAGCAGCTAGAGAGTTAATACAAGACAATAGGTCATTTATTCAAGATGAATTAACAGATTGGATTGATAATAATGATGAGTTCTTCTCTTATGATAGTGTAGCATGTAGAAGAGATACAACTGATTATATTCTTCCAGCTGTTAAGTATGATATGTTATTGGGAACAAACTATAATGCAGTAACTGCGGGTAATGCTTATTACATGAATGCAGCTGCTAAAGTAGTTGATAAACAACGTAATGAAACAATTGCAGCATATCGTCATCTTAAAGATAAAACAAACGAACTCATCGATGCAAATACAGAAATTGGTCACGTAAGAGCTGATGAAGCATTTGACGAAATCATCGGTCAATTAGAAGGTAATGGAATTAAGTTATTACCTGAACCTGCTTCTTATACACCTACAGATGCTTCTTATGACCACGTAAGTGGTTTAATGGAAGTTACCATAGGTGACCATGCATTTAAAGTTGGAGATGGTATCTTTATTAAAGAGAATGGAATGACATTCTCATGTCCAGAAGATGGAACAGGAAATCCAATCAATATTTCACATCCACGTCCAAGTGACCCATTGTGGAATCAGAAATTTGATATTGTATCGATAACACAAACAACTATAACGGTTGATGCAAAACCGGCAGGTGTCAATAAAGTACATACATTCGTAAGTGCATATAAGGACGCAATCCAAGCAGCTACTACATACACATGGACACCGACAGGCGGAACATATGATGCAGCAACTGGTTATATGACGTTAACTCTTGGAAGTAAGCATGGTCTATCCAAAGGTGATAGAGTATTCTTCAAACCAGAGAGTATAACATTCTCATGTGAAGGTGATGGTACAGTTACACAATTATCACACCCAAGACCACATGACCCAACATACAAAACACCAGTAGAGATTGACTCTGTCACATCTAATTCGATTACAGTGTTAGTTGGTCCTTCAGCTTATGTTGCACCACATACATTCGTATCAGCTGATGTTAACTCAGTTATTTTAGCGAATTCTAAGATTTACTTCTCTGATGATACATCAATCACAGCAAGTAAGCGTAATGCTAGAATTCAATTACAAGAAAACAAAGAATTTATTCAAGACTTAATGCTTGGTTATATTGATTATAACTACTTTAGATATGATTCAGAAAAATGTGAGAGAGATGTTCTTAAACACATCTTACCTGCAGTTGAAAGAGATATTATTACAGGTTCAAACTATAATGCTAAACAAGCAGGTATAGCATACAGGTCTAAAACTTCTGCAGAAGATACTTGGTTAAATGAAAGACCAGAAACCGTTGGTTCAATGACAGAGTTGAAGCAATTAGTTGCTAACAACACAATCACAGACCTTGGAAGTATTCATAGGTCAAATGAATCATTCAGACAATTAATTGATATTACAAACAGTAATGGTAAATCATATACACCTGCAGCAGGAACAACTTATGACCCAACATCTGGTAAATTAGTATTATCAATTGGTGCTCATGATTTCGAACCTGGTCAAAACATCGTACTTGACGATGAGAGTGTTACATTTACATGTGCATTAGACGGTAATGCAACACAACATTCTTACCCAAGAAAAGGTGACCCTGCTTACAGAACACCAGTATTAATTAACAAAGTAACATCAACAACGATTGAAGTAAATGTTGGTGGATACGAAAATGGTACAGCACATACATTTGTATCAGCAACTGCTAACAGTGTTAAAGCATCTGATTACATTTCATCTTTCACACCTTCAACTGCTACATACGACCCAGCAACTGGAGTATTTGAAGCAACAATAGGTAATCACTCATTTGAAGTAGGTGATTATGTTGAGTTGAAACCTGAAAGTATCGTATTTACATGTGCACAAGATTCAAATACAGTTGAGCATGCTTATCCAGCAACTCACCACCCTGCATATAAAACTCCAGTTAAATTAACAGGAGTAACTGCGACAACAATCACAATGAATGTTGGTGTAGGTTCTGGTGGTGCTCATACATTCGTTAGAGCTGACGTTGGTGCTATCGAGGGTGACCCAATTATTTGGACTGACCCATCTAAGTACTTAAAATATTATACACCAACAACTGCAACATACAACCCAGGAACTGGTGAAAGTGTAGTTACAATTCCAGGCCACGACTTATTAGTTGATGACTTTATCGAATTCGCACCTTACAGTTTCACATTTACATGTTCTCAAGATGGAGATGCTACTGAACATTCATATCCAAGAAAAGGAGATGGTAACTTCAATACACCAATGCAAATTACTGCAGTGAATGGTGATGATATTACTGTCGATGTTGGAGCAGGTTCAGGTGGTACACATACATTTGTAAGAGTTTCAAACGAAGCGGTTGCTAAGGTTACAACAAATTCAGACGGATTCTATGCCGCTCAACAATTACAAGCTAACCGTAATATGATTCAAGATGAAGTAATGGCTTATCTTGATAATAATTACTTTGTATTCGATGGTGCTAAATGTTCAAGAGATACAGGATTTATTTTAGATGCTGTAAGACGTGACGTTGCAACAGGTGCAAACTATAATGCGGTATTCAATGGATTAGGATACAGAATCGGTACTGTCGGTGCTAACAAAGTTATTAATGACCAATTACCACAAACAACTGGTTCAATCAATTATCTTAAATCAGAAATTGCAGCTGAACTTTCTGGTAACTCATTAGCAAGAGCAAACGCAGCATTTGACGAAATTATAGACATTATCACTAACGGTTCTGCAAATGCAAACACACTAGCATTTGGTGCTAATGGTGTAAGTGCTCAAACAATCGAAGCAAGGAATGCATTACAAAATAACAGAGCATTTATCCAAGCTGAAATTACAGCTTATATTGCTCAAGAATTCCCTAACTTAAATTACGATGTTGCTGATTGTGAAAGAGATACAGGTTATCTAGTTGATGCATTATCTTGGGATATTCAACACGGTTCTAACTCGGCTTCTATCAACTTTGCAAGATTATACTTTGAAAATGCGATTGCAGTTCTACCTGGTGACCAAAAGATACCAACAGCGAAAGCATGGCAACATATTGCTGATGTAGCATATCAAGTTGTAAGAGACCAAGCAGTCACACCTACATCTGGAAACGGTGCTTCTCAAGACCAATCATTAACTGATGTTGGAATCGCCATTGCAAATGATGTTAAAGACTTAGTGAATATCGTTACAGATACAATAAGAAACGAATCACTTGATTGGTTACCTGAATATATTGAACCAACAATTGAAGCAACTTATGAAGATGCTGTTAATAAGATTGATGGTCAAACAGAACCTCTTTCAATCGATGTTATCGGATATGTACAAAGAGAATGGAAAGGTTTACCATACGAAAAAGCTAAGTGTAGAAGAGACGTTGGTCTTATTGTTGATGCTGCTTCTAAAGACATTATCTATGGTGGTAATGCAAATGTTATCGAAGCTGCTAAATACTACTTTAGACTTGACGATGAACAATCAGCAGATTACGAACAATTAAGAAGTGTTAACGTATTACCTCTCGAAGTACTTGGTCAGTTTAAAGATACTGCCGAAGAATACAAGACAGCAAACGTTTCAGGTTTACGTACACTAACAAACATATTACCTATTGAACAACGCATTCCAACAATGGAAGCATTTAGACATTTAGCAGATGTTGCAAGTAATGTAGTACAAGAAATTGCGATTACACCTTCAGCAAACAATGTACCTTCACAAGATACTTCAGGTACTCCGGCTGATGCAGCAACTGGTACAGCAATTCACGACCTGATTGAAATTGTTGCTAATGTAGTTGATGATGATTCAGATGAGAACTTAACAACTACACTAGTGAGTCCAACAGTTGATTCAAACAGAACAGCAGCACGTGTTCAAATACAAAGAAACAAAGACTTTATTGCTGAAGACGTCATTGCTAAGTTGAAGAAAGATTACTACACATTCGATGGAGATAAGTGTAAGCGTGATGTTGGAATTCTTATTGATGCGGTTAAACGTGATGTACTTACAAACTCTAACTTTAACGCAGTGTTCAATGGATTAGCATATAGAATTGGAACAACTGGTGCTGATGCGGTTATTACAGAACAACTTTCAGAAACAATTAAAGCAATTGAATACACAAGAGACATTGCAGTTAACAACGTAACATCTAGCGTTGGAAAACAAAGAGCAATGACAGCATTTAATGAAATCCTTGACATCATGAAGAATGGTTCTACTAATGCTGATGCAATCACTTATGGTAGTGTTTCTCAAGCGGGTAATAACGGTATTAATGCAAGAGAACAATTACTTAATAACAAAGCATTCTTACAAGCTGAAATCACAGCTTGGATTGCACAGAATTATGGTTCACTAGTTTATGATTCAGCTAAGTGTGAAAGAGATTTAGGATACTTAATTGATGCTGTTATCTTTGATGCAATGCATGGTGGTAATAGTGCTTCAATTAATGATACAAAACTTTACTTCGAAAATGCAATCAGTGTTTTACCAGAAGACCAGAGAGCACCTACAGCGGCAGCCTTTAATCATATAGGTACTGTTGCAAGAAGTGTTGTACTCGACACCGCAGTTACTCCAACAACAGGAAACGCGGAATCACAGAACTTCTCAGCTGGGTCAGTAGGTACACCACTTGCAGATAAGATTGAAGGTCTATTTGGATTGGTTGCAACAGCAATTTCTGATAACGGATTAGAAGTTAACCCAGATGTTGAAGAACCAAATACAACATTCTACACTGATGAACTCGCATCTTACGTAGAATTAGACGCAAGTAAAGAAGCAATTCAAGACGGAATCCTTGCTTATCTTGCAAGATACTTTGACATTCTTCCATACAGCGAAGCAAAATGTAGAAGAGATGTTGGATATATCCTTGACGGAGTATCACATGACATTCAATACGGTGGTAATGCAGCTACATTAAATAACGCATATCTCTACTTTGATAATGCAGTAAATACCTTGCCTAAAGAACAAAGAGCTGCAAGTAAAGAAGCATTTACTCATGTCGCTAATGTTGTAGAACATGTTGTTAGAAGAATGGAAGTAGACCAATCACGTTGGATTAAACAAACATTCGGAGTTCAAACAGCAACTTATGACCCAGTAACTGGAATCATGGTTGTAACAACAAAAGCTCCACACGGATTAACAACAGACGATTACGTCATCGTTGAAGATGAGGGTATAACATTTAGTTGTGGTGGTAGTGTTGAAATATCACATCCAAGACCAGATATTGACCCAAATCATAGACAACCTTTAAGAATTACCGCGGTAACTAACCAGACATTTACAGTAAATGCTGGATATGCCAAAGGATACGCTGGTGCTCATACATTTGTAAGTGCTTTACCTAACGCTATTCTCCACATTGAAAACCAAATCTACAAGCAAGATATGTCACAAATTGCTGGTGACCCAGAGATTGCAATTAGAGCTAAAAACCTAGTCAATATTATTTCTAATGTAGTCGATAAGGGTTCTTATGTAGACTTCCCGAATAGAGTAGACCCACTACAAACATGGCAGGCACAACCTTTCATTGATTCGAAAGAATTAATCGAAGATGCAAGTACTGGTTTAGCAACTTCTGTTCTGAATTACATTTCAAATGTTCATAATGGATTGAGTTTCCCAGAAGCTAAGTGTAGAAGAGATATTGGATACTTACTAGACGCTATCTCTCATGATGTTCAGTATGATGGAAACATCGCTACACTAACAGCAACTAAGATTTATTTTGAAAATGGTATCAGCGTATTACCTGCAGACACAAGAACTCAAACTGCAGACATATACAATTACTTAGGAACAGTTCTTGATGCGGTCGTACAAGAAGATAACAGTGTTGCTAATACAACATACACATCGACAACTCAAGATTTACTTGGAACACCTGCAACAGCGATTGAAGGTGGAAGGGTTAGTGACTTAATAGGAATCGTTGAAGACGCAATACGTGCTGACAACTTAGATTCATTACCACTTCCTGTTGAACCTACAATTGCATGGGTTGACACAGGTATTCAAGGTGCAGCTCAACAGATTGAAGATAATACTGAATCACTTGCTGATGAATTAATCTACTACATTAGACAAGAGTTTGATGTACTTGATTATAACAGAGCTAAGTGTAGAAGAGATATTGGATACTTACTCGATGCATTCAGTTATGACTTGAACTATGGTGGTAACATCGCATCAAGATGGAATGCAGATTTCTACTTCTGGAATAATCAGTTTAGAGTTCCTGAAGACCAACGTATTCCAACAGCAAAAGCTTATAAGCAACTTGGTGTAATATGTAAAGATATCGTACTTGGTAAATATCCAAATCAAACAGTTCTTGGAGAAGTTGGTACTGATGTAGAGTCTAAGAAAGTTAAAGGACTTGCAGACATGTTCTACAAGACACAATTCTTTAAAGATACTAAGTACTTACCTGCTAAGGAAGAACCAGATTATACATATGTTGATGATACATTTACAAGTGCTCAGTTCATCCTCGAACAGAATAAACTCGACCTTGCATTTGATGTCGTAAGATTTGTTAATACAACTTATGATTACATTGACATTAACTTAACAAGAAGAGATGGCTACAACTTATTAGAAGCAATTACAAATGACTTTAGATATGAAGATGCTTCCGCGGGCGTACCAGTGTACGGGAACGTGGCAGGGTCTCAGAAATCTACAAGGTCATTTACCGCAGCATTCTTCGACCAGAAAGGTCAGCATACATTCCCAGTATTTAATCCATCTAATACAGCATACAAATACCAAGGAAGTGTATCACAGCTATCTGACCTAGCTGCTATCACAGGACAGAAACCAAATCACGCATATATTGTTGCAGATAACTATGCAGTAAGTCATTTTGCGGGAGATATATATTATTGGAACGGAACAACTTGGGTATTAGACCAGACTAACGACACATCATTACTTGACGCCTTTACTGGTGCTTGGGATAGAATGAGAGATTATATTGTTAATAATCTATCACCTAACTCACAACACGACTTAATGGTTGAAGGTTTATTTAATGACTGTCTGAAAGATAATATTCTAAGACCAGAAACATTAGTATTTGGTTCCTTGGTTGAATCCATTGCTCACCAGTTTAATGGTGCATCAGCAGGTGTTAACAGAAATGCTCTACCTCTAAACTTTAGAAACTTAGGTTCTGCTATATCAGCGGTGGCTTCGGTACTAAGTGAAGATGGTGGTAGAATCAGATGGTCGGGTGCGGATGAATTGAATAACCAATACTTCGCAAGAGGTCTAAGAATTAATGGTAGAACAGGTCGAATCGAAGGTCGACCATTTACATCATCTGTAAGAAAACTCGCAAGAAGAGCTTCAAACAGTAGAGCAGCATTATAAAATAGGATAAAGAAAAATGTCTATAACAACAATTACAACTTCTCAGGCACCTGACGCTAAACCAGTTGCCGTCAATAAGGTTGTATCCACTAACTGGCAAGTTCTTATTGAAGTACCTCAATACGAGGTTCCTGAACTAGTATTTGGTGGTTCAACAACTATTGAGCCGGGCGTTGGTGAAGTTATTTCACCATTGATTTTGTGTAATACAATCGCAAACACTGTGAACATTGATGTCAGAACACACCGTGATGACGTTAACGCAGAATTTTACATATTGAGAAACATGCCTATAGGCGGTTATCAGACAACAGCAATTCCTCTGAATGGCCAGTTTTTAAAGAGTGGTGATACATTAGAAATTATAGCAGACACTGACTTAGCATGTCATGCTACATTATCATTCACATTAGGTCAATCTGAAGAAGATGACGTTGTTTAAGTACTGATAAATATATTAATAATGATTAACGGAGAATAACTTAAATGTCCAATTTTGGAACACTAACAGGAAAAAGTCAGCTAATAGGTTTTGGTGAACCTCAAGCATTCCCTATTACACTTGACCCAGCCGTCTATGAAGGCGCGGTGGTCTATGCTGATAACGATAAAGTTTATTACTCCGACGGGACAAGTTGGATTGAATTATTAGGTGGCGGTGGTACCACAGTCGATGCTATTCTTCCTTTTGCATTTATCCGAGTTGATGGAACAGGTAATATTACAGGTACCGGAATTTCATCTTCGAATTGGGATGCAGTTAATGGTACGATGGACTTTACCTTTGATACTGCTCAGCCCGATACTGATTATACTGTTGTCACTGATGGTGAACTCAATGATGATGGTCGTTTAGTATCAATTCAAAGTAAAACAGTTAATGGATTTGAAGCTTCATTCTATGACAGCAATGGTAATGCAACA